TGATTATTGCGTGTGATAGCACATCTTGGAGAAAAGAAGTTTTTGAAAACTATAAAGCTAAACGTAAAACTACACGTGATGAATCTCCATTAGATTGGAATCATTTCTTCACACTTTTAAATGGCATTCGAGATGAAATCGCTGAAGATATGCCATATCCTGTTGTGCACACTGATCGCGCTGAAGCCGATGATGTAATTGCAACACTTGTAGAATCTACTCAAGAATTTGGCCAAAACGAGCCAGTCATGATTATTTCTTCTGATAAGGACTTTATTCAATTACATCGTTACTCAAACGTAGAACAATTTAGTCCGATGAAGCGTGGACCTTTAAAAGTAGATGATCCAATATTCTATAAATTTGATCATATTTGCCGAGGAGATGCGAGTGACGGAGTACCGAATGTTCTAAGTGGTGACAATGCCTTTGTAGATGGAATTCGTCAATCTCCAATGTACGCAAAGAAGATTAAACAGTGGTACGAGGCATATCCCAATCTTTGCGATGAAGATCTTATGACTCAAGAGCAATATCGTAATTATTGTAGGAATAAAACTATGATTGATTTAGATTGCATTCCACTTGACATTCGAGAAAGTATTATGGATAAATATAATACTCAAACAGATAAAAACAACAATAAAGTATTAAATTATTTAATAACCAAAAGATGCAACATGCTAGTAGAATCAGCAAGTGAATTCTTTACAAAAGAAATATAATTATGAAAATTCGTATATACGAAGTATTAGGTAAAGTTTGTGATATCAAAAATAGAGAAGAAAGAATCTCTTATTTTAAAGAACACGGAGATGATTTTGGAATAAAAACAATTTTACAACTTTGTTATAATGATAAAGTTGTTTTAGATTTACCCAAAGGGAAGCCTCCCTTTGAGGAATGTCCAGAAGGACGGTATCCTTCAACACTTAAAAATGCTATAGCTCCAATTAGTAAGTGCGTCAAAGAAAACGGAATTAGTAGACTACAAAAGGAAAAGTTTTTTATTAATATTTTAGAAAGTGTTCATCCAGAGGACGCTGCAATTATTTGTGCAGCAAAAGATGGAACTCTCATGAATTTACAAAATAAGAAATACCGAAAAATTACCAAAGCTTTAGTACAGGCAACATTTCCTGATCTGATTTAGGCATGTACAAATGAAGCAATATTTGGTATAATATAGGAATAACATGAATGTTTTTGTTTTAGATAAAAATCCGCGAGAAGCAGCACGTCAACACTGTGATAAGCACGTTGTAAAAATGATTATCGAATCGGCACAGATGTTGTCAACCGCTCATCGCATGCTTGATGGAGTAGAAGATAGACGTCCATCTTCAACTGGGAAAACAATGTCGCGCTACTGGGAATTGTCAGACGAACGAGAAAACAAATTATATAAAGCAGTACATATGCATCATCCATGCACAAAGTGGACTATGGAATCATCAAAAAATTATCAATGGCATTGGGATCTATTCAGTGCTCTTTGTGACGAGTTCATTTATCGATATAAAAAAGTGCATAAGACTGATGAAGTTCTTCGAGGTGCTCTATTACAATTACCAAAAAATATTTCTCATGGTCCAATGACGAAATTCCCATTGGCGATGCAATCAAATCCTGAGTGTATGTTTGAAGATCCTGTTAAATCATATCGAGAATTTTACAAAACAAAACGAGAAAGATTCAATATGGCTTGGTCAAGACGTGCCACTCCAGCTTGGTTTACTACATAAAATGCCTACATACGATATACATAACAAAAAAACTGGAGAAACAAAAGAAGTGTTTTGCAGTTATAACGATAAAGAAAAAACTTTGAAAGAAGAAGGTCCAGATTGGGAATACATAATTGGTGCACCTGGAATATCGTATGAAGGAGCTATTAATACAGTACGCAGGGGCGGTGACGGTTGGAATGACGTATTAAAACAACTTAAAAAAACAAATCCAGGAAGTAACATTGAAACTAACTAATATGTTTGAACACACAGAAATAAAATGGAAGCCGAACTACGGCCAAGAACTAAAAACGACAAATGAGAATGGAAGGAAGTACGTAACTCCCGAAGGGAAGTTTTCGTCTATCACAACAATACTCGGTCATAGAGATCGTTATAAGTGGGCAGCATGGAGAAAGAAGATCGGGAATGAAGAGGCTAATCGTATTACTCGATACGCGACAACTCGTGGAACTAAAGTTCATGCGATGGCAGAAGACTATTTGAACAACAAAGAAATAGATTTAAAGGAAGAAATGCCACACCATGTTCAATCTTTTAACGGAATTAAAAGTGTGTGTGATGGGTATATTGGAAAAGTGTATGCTCAAGAAGTTCCGCTATATTCAATTGATTTAAAAACTGCAGGGCGTGTAGATTGCATTGGCGAATTTGATGGTGAACTTTCAATTATAGACTTTAAAACATCGAGTCGAGTAAAGACCGAAGACGAAATCTCAAACTACTTTATGCAAGAATGCGCTTATGCTCATATGTTTGAAGAAGGAACTGGTGTACCTATTAAGCAACTTGTAACAATAATGGTTGTTGATGGAGATCCTCATCCAATCGTTTTTAAACAAAATTATGAAACATGGATTGACAAGCTACGTGAAGAAATCGCGTACTATTATAACGACATAAAATGATTATATTGACAGATTGTGATGGAGTGCTCCTATCGTGGGTTCACTCATTTGAATGGTGGATGAAGCGCAAAGGCTTTAAGAAAAGCTCTCAGATTTCATATAAGGTTTCAGAGGTATACGATATATCAGACGATGAAGCTGATGTTCTTGTACGCCACTTTAACGAATCAGCTGCTATTGGTTTTCTACCTCCATTGGGAGATGCAATTAAGTATGTTCGTAAGTTGCACGAAGAACACGGTGCGGTATTTCACTGTATTACTTCCCTTGGAACAGAACCTTATGCTCAACGACTACGCGAAGAAAATCTAAAAAGAGTATTTGGAGAAACAGTTTTCGAACGAGTAGAGTGTCTCGATTGTGGAGCTGATAAGACAGAAGCACTAAAGAGGTACGAAGATTCAGAATTTATATGGGTTGAGGATAAACCCGAAAACGCTGAAGTAGGAGCTAACCTTGGACTAAAGTCCTTTCTCTTAAATCAACCTTACAATAAATATTATAACGTAAACGATAACGTAACTCGAGTAAAAAATTGGAAAGATCTATATGAGTGGATTTGTTGAAAACACATTAGGAATAATATATAACGTCTGTTTTATCGGATGTTTTTGGCCACAAATAATAAAGTCTATTCGAACAAAATCAGTTGAAGATGTGAGTATAGGTCTATGTTTTATGTCTATAATCGGATATGCTGCAGCGTTAGGATATGCTGTCTTAAAGTTTGGTTTTGATTATTGGCTATGTCTGAACTATATCTTTAGTGCTATATTCGTTATAGTAATGATTTGCGTATATTACAAATATAAAAAATAATGAAAAAATCAATGAATCAAAGAAAGTCTGATCGTGGATCTCTCACGAAAGCCGACAAAGTAATAATGGGGATATTCGGTATATGCTTCATTATCGCGCTTTGCATGTGGCTAAGTTTCCTATAGTGTTGATAGCCAAAGGCTTATAATTATTTTCATTTATTTTACGCTGCAAGTCGTTGATAACCAACGGCCGAGCAAAAAAAGTGAAAAAAGTTTAGGGGGGCCCTATGTACAGGGGCCTAATTTTATGGTATAATAGGACCATAACAAAAATTATGGCTAAAATAAAATACATCATCGACCACAAAGGATATGGCGACATATTCGACCTCACCAACACTCGCACCGGTGAGCATACTGAAATCACTCGCGAACAAGCTCAAGATTATCTCCCAATCGCAATGGGTGATAACGCGGACTTCGTATACTTCACCTTCAGGGCAGATGTCCAAGTCAGGTCAGTATCTCAAATGGAGGTAATATAATTATGACAAGTCGATACAAAGCACGTCTGAAGCGTAAAGCTTCATTTTGGAACAAAATTCTTTACACACTCAAACTCAAGGAGGTAACTATATAATGAGCAACTCAATCAAAATCCATCGTCCATCAGAATTCAGA